GTTCCGCAACGGCGGCGGCTTTGTCGTTGGTTTCTGCGTTCGTCATGGTGTTTCTGGTCATCCTTTTCTGCGCTTGCTTCGCGCATGACGATTCATCACTCCGGTGCGCCGGAAAGGCAAGGGAAAAGTGACCGGCTCCGCGAAGATTGGCCGAGAGGCGAACACGTGGCGATCCTGAGCCAGCGGGCCTACGCGCGCCATCGCGGAGTCGCGGTATCGGCGGTGCAGAAGGCCATCGAGACGGGACGCATCTCGACGCAGCCAGACGGGCGGATCGATTCCGAACAGGCCGATGTCGAGTGGGAGCAGAACACCACACGGCACGCGCCACCGATCGCCACGCGTGGGCAGGAAGAGGATGATGTCTCGATCTTCGGCGCTTCGCAGTACGCGAAGGCACGCGCCGTGCGGGAACACTACCAGGCGCGGCTCGCCAAGATCGAGTACGAAGAGCGCGTGGCGACGCTGGTCCCCAAGGACCAGGTCCAGGTTGCAGCGTTCAACAAGTTCCGGCAGTTCCGCGACCACATGCTGAACATCCCGGATCGCGTGGCGGCGATGGTGGCGGCCGAAACCGAAGCCGCGAAGTGTTACGAGGTCCTGGCCAACGAGATCCGCAGGGCACTGAATGAGTTTGCAGACTCCAACGGCTGAAGAGATCTACTCAGCAGCGGCGGCGGCGGGCGCGCGGCCGGACCCGATGCTGACGATCTCGCAGTGGGCCGACAAGTACCGCTCGCTATCGCAGCGGGCCTCGGCTGAGTCAGGCCCATGGCGCACGGATCGCACACCATATCTGCGCGAGATCATGGACTGCCTTTCGCCGTCCTCGCCTGTGGAGCGAACGGTCTTCATGAAAGGCGCGCAGATCGGGGGGACGGAGTGCGGGAACAACTGGATCGGCTATGTGATCCACCAGGCGCCCGGCCCCATGATGGCCATCCAGCCCACGGTGGAGATGGCCAAGCGCAACTCGAAGCAGCGCATCGATCCGCTGATCGAAGAGTCAGAGGTCCTGCGCGCACTGGTGAGCGACCCGCGATCGCGCGACTCCGGGAACACGGTCCTCTCGAAAGAGTTTCCCGGCGGCGTGCTGGTGATGACGGGCGCGAATTCCGCGGTCGGTCTCCGGTCGATGGCGGCGCGGTATTTGTTCCTGGATGAAGTGGACGGGTATCCCGGCGATGTGGAAGGCGAGGGCGATCCGGTCAATCTGGCGACCGCCCGCACCAGAACGTTCGCGCGCCGGAAGATCTTCATGTGCTCGACGCCGAAGATCACCGGCATGTCCCGGATCGAGGCGGCGTATGAAGAGAGCGACAAACGCCTCTACTGGGTGCCGTGCCCAGTCTGCCGCGAGTTCCAGACGCTGAAGTTCGCGCAGTTGCGCTGGCCCAAGGGGGAGACAGAGAAGGTCGTCTATGTCTGCGAGCATTGCGGGCAGGAGATCCACAACCACCAGAAGCAGTCGATGCTCGCGTGCGGCGAATGGCGGCGGACCGCTGTTGGCGACGGCAAGACCGCCGGCTTTCACCTCTCCAGCCTGTACTCGCCGGTTGGCTGGTTCGCGTGGGCGGACGCGGCCAAGCAGTTCGAGCAGGCGCAGAAGAATCCGGCGCTGCTTCAGGTCTTCGTCAACACCGTGCTGGGCGAGACGTGGACGCTGCTTGGCGAGGCACCTGAGTGGCAGAAGCTATATGACCGGCGCGAGCCCTACAAGGTCGGAACGGTGCCGTGCGGCGGATTGTTTCTCACGGCTGGTGCGGACGTACAGAAGGACCGCATCGAGGTCGAGATCACCGCGTGGGGCCGGGGCAAGGAGTCGTGGTCGGTTGATTATCGAGTGTTCGAAGGCGACACATCCCGACCACAGATTTGGGAGAAGCTCACCAGCCTACTGAACGAGTCATTCCCTACCGAATCCGGTTTGGAGCTGCCTATCCTGCAGCTCGCCGTCGATTCAGGCTTCGCAGCGATCGAGGTCTACCAGTGGGCGCGGCGACAGGGCGGACGCGTGCTGGTGATCAAAGGCGATTCGCGGACGCCCGCGATCATTGGGCCAGCATCTCCTGTTGAGGTTGGGCCGGCTGGCGCGAAACTGAAGCGCGGCGTTCGGGTTTGGCCGGTTAACTCCGGCATGGCCAAGGAAGAGCTGTACCGGTGGCTGCGACAAGATCGGCCTACGGATGAGGACGTCGCGAAAGGGATTCCTTTCCCTCCGGGATATTGCCACTTCCCGCGCTACAGCGAAGAGTACTTCAAGCAGATCACCGCCGAGCAGTTGGTGACGAAGATCGTCAAGGGCTATCGCCGCCACGAATGGCAGAAGATGCGCGAGCGCAATGAGTCGCTCGATTGCCGCGTGTACGCGCGCGCGGCGGCTGGACGGGTCGGCATCGACCGCTTCCAGGAGAAGCACTGGACTGACCTCGAGCGTCGGATTGGCAGGCCTCCGGCGAAGGAAGTGAAACAGCCGCAACAACCGCCGCGCACGGATGGCAGGCAGGCAGCGCGTAACAACGTGCGCTTCAGGATGGATCTGTAATGGCATTCACTCAGTCTGATCTCGATGCTCTCGACGCTGCGCGCAAGCAGGGAGCGAGGCGAGTTCGCTTTCAGGACCGCGAGTTCGAATTCGATTCCGTCGAGGACTACCTCAAATTGCGGAATGTGATTCTGAACGACATTGCCCAACAGTCGGGGCCGCAGCAGGTGCGTCAGGTGCGCGTATACACAACGAACGGCTGGGGCCACTAAACCAAAGTGCCAATCGAAACGTTGATGACGCTTGCGCGCCAAGCCGGGCACGAGCCGATGCCTGTACCGGTAGTGCGAGTGCCGCGCACGCGTGCCATGGGGACATTCCCGTTCGACGCCGCCGGTCGCGGGCGTCGAGGAATCGGATGGAATCCGCCGTTCCTCGGCCTGAACACGCTCCTGTTTTCGCATGGCCTGGAGCTGCAGGCGCGGAACCGGGATGCAGTTCGAAACAGCGCGTGGGCGTCGGGGGCCGTGGACTCCTACGTCGCCAACGCGATTGGTCGCGGAATCCGCTTGGTGCCGCACCATCCGGAAGAGCAGGTGCGCGACCTGATCACCAGGAAGTGGAATCGATGGACACGCGAATGCGATGTCGAGTACGACCCGCGGAATCCTGCATCAGGCCAGACGGACTTTTACGGCCAGCAAATGGTGATTGCGCGCGAAGTGATGGAGGCCGGCGAGTGCTTCGTCCGGTTCCGGCCGCGCTCGGTGAAGGAAGGACTCACGGTTCCGTTGCAACTTCAACTCATCGAGGCCGAGCAGTTACCGTTGTGGCGAACGGCTGTCGAGCGGATGCCGCCGAACAACTCAGTGCGGTGCGGCATCGAGTTTCAGACCGACGGACGGCGCGCGGCATACCACTTCTGGAAGGCGCATCCGGGCGAGACGATGTTCTTCCCGATGGACGCTCTCTCGGTCGAGCGCGTGCCCGCCACGGAGGTCCTGCACGTCTACAAGCCGATCCGCGCGGGCCAGTTCCGGGGGCAGCCGTGGCTGACATCGGTGATTGCGAAGCTCTACGAACTGGAGCAATACACGGATGCTGAGATCGTCCGCAAGAAGCTTGCGGCGATGATCACCGGGTTTATCACGCAGGCCAGCCCGGACAATCCGATCATCCCACCGGACCAGTATCAGAACGGGCCGACTCAGACGGAGCCGGGAAGTCAGATCAGCAAGCTCGAACCTGGCACTTTCCAGGTGTTGAACTTCGGCGAAGAGGTTCAGTTTGCGGAAGCGAAAGACAGCGGCGATTTCAAATCGTTCATCAGGAGCTGCCTCCAAGCTTTCGCGAGCGGTGCCGGGCTTGCCGAGTACCAGATCAGCGGCGACCTCTCGGGGATCAACTACTCTTCGATCCGCGCCGGCCTGCTGGAGTTCCGTCGCAAGTGCGAGCAGTACCAGCATTCGGTTTTCATCTTTCAGGTCTGCCATCCGGTGTATAAGCGCTGGCTGCGCGAGGCGATGCTTGCCCTGGCGTTCGGCATCGACCTGTTGAACGCGTACAACAAAGATCCCGAGCCGTTTGAAGAAGTGCAGTGGGTAACGCCTGGCTGGCCTTGGGTTGATCCCGAGAAGGACATCAAGGCTTCCAACGACGCCATCCGCAGCGGTCTCTCCACGCGTTCCGCCGAGGTCGCGGCCCAAGGGCGCGACGCCGGTGCCGTCGATGCGGAGCAGGCAGCAGACAACAAGCGCGCCGACAAACTCGGGCTCTCCTACGACAGCGATGGCCGCAAGGTCCTGACCGGGCGCAACGCCGGGTTAACGGAGAGTGAGATCCAGGCTGACGCGAGCAAGGGAGAGGTGGACGTGAAGCCGTGAAGAATCTGACTCGACTTGCATCGCGGTTCGTGAACACGCCGCTCATGATTCATCCGCCCAAGCTGGACGTGATGGTTCAGGCGCTGGCTCCGCGGTTGGGGATCATTCCGGTGGCCAGTGGGAAGTCAGCGGAGCCTTTCGCCACCGCGTACATCGAGGAGGCTGGTGACAGCGATTACCAGGTAATCGACGGCATCGCTGTCATTCCGATTCAAGGCGTACTGACGAAGAAAGAGTCGTGGGTTTCGGCTTTCAGTGGTTGCAGCTCGTATGACCTGATTGGCCGGTACGTTCGGGACGCGGTGAACGACGCTGCTGTGCGCGCGATCCTGCTTCAAGTTGATTCCCCCGGCGGCGAGACCACGGGATGCCTGGAGCTGTCTGACTATATCTACTCGCTGCGCGGTGCGAAACCGATCTACGCGGTCGCCGACGATTTCGCATTCTCGGCGGCCTACGCCCTAACGAGCGCGGCCGACAAGATCTTCGTCACGCGCATGGGCGCGGTCGGGTCCGTTGGCGTCGTCGTGCTGCATACGGAGGATTCGAAGTTTAACGAGGAGCAGGGGTTCAAGTACACCTACATCTTCAAAGGCGACAGAAAGGTCGACGCGAACCCGCATGAACCCCTTTCTGAGCGGGCGCAGAAAGATATCCAGTCCGAGATCGACCGGCAGTATGACCAGTTCGTAGCAACGGTAGCGCGGAATCGGAAGGCCGCCGCCGAAAAGATTATCGCCACGCAGGCTGGCGTGTACTGGGCGGAAAACACCGTTCCGCTTCTGGCCGACGAGGTCGGAACGTTCGGCCAAGCCATGAACGCGCTTCGCCAACTGCTCGGCGAGCCGGTTCAGAGTTCAACGGCGGCGATTGCCGCAGTATCCAGACCCAAGGAGGTAACAGCAAGTATGCCAGACGAGAAATTGCCCATCGCCGTCGAAGGTACGAAGCCTGATAACGGCGACAACAATGACGATGACGAATCGAAGTTCTGCCACGCGTGCGGAACCAAGCTCAAAGAGGACGCGCGGTTCTGCCACGCCTGTGGCGCAAAGGTCGAGGACGAGTCCGAAAAGCCGGAGGGCGCGGCTCCG